CATTGATATCCTTAATCAGGCGTAATAGTTAGAATTGTTGATAGACCCTGTAACTCAGATACAGTGCTACCATCAATCAATGTTGTTTGATTAGTGTTATTTATAAAGCTATTCATTAGGCTCTGATTATCTGTACTGCCGAAGCCAGTATCTGTTTGTACCTTCTCAGATATGCCTACCCATAAGCTACCATCCCAACGGAATAGTTTTTGTGGTGCATAGTCTAGTCGTAAGAAGTAATCTCCTGTTGTAGGGTTGTATGGGAATGTAATGCCCGATCCGAAAGGTACACCATTTGGTGCTGTGCCATCTCCTACCATATAACCACTTGTATATCCTAATCCTCTTGGTGTAGCTTCCGGAACAAAGTTGAATCTTGGGTCAGCGTCTGCTCTAAAGTCCATGATGTTGCTATCAACAATAGTACCAGTAAAGCTAGTTAATGTTGGATCTTGGTCAGCAGTAGAATATGTGTTATCACTTGTACCATAAGGTGCAATAATATCACCTAATGCTTTTGCAGTTAATACAATCGTAGGTTCTAAACTACCACTTCCACTTGCTGTTTTGTCTGGTTCAATTTTAGCCAATTCTAAACTTAACTTAACAAATGCTTTTAGTAAATTCGAAGCTTTAGCCATTCCATTAATATCTTTTAAGGCAGCTATTGTAATTCTTATGATAGGTGCATCACTATATTGATCCAAAGTAACAATACCCGGTCTAGGTGCAAGCTTGGGTAATGTAAGATTTTTAGGTGCTGCCGGTTTATTGCTAGCATCAGTTGGTGCAACATATAACTGACTACGATTATAACCTGAAGTAGGTAATTGACGTTTAGCCTCATCAATCATTGATTGATTAACTGAAATGTTTTGATTATACCGACCCAATATATCTTTCAAGTTGTCAACAACATCTAACTCCCAGTAGGTTGTGTTGGTACAAGGTATACCAACTGGTACATTTGATTTAGCAACATAATTTTTGTCACCAAAGCTAACTACATATCCTGCAGGGTATATTGTTGTCTTATCCCAATCACCTAAGTAAGTATCTGTATTAGTAGGTTGTTTCAATATATTACTAAATTCTTGACTGTCTACTAACGGCTCACATTTGATACGCCATAGATGTGGATACCATGAGCTACTAAAACCTTCACTTGCAAAGTTAGCGTCTGTTATCTGATAATATCTACGCAATGATGTAGGAACCAATTCATTTAATGGATGGTAGTCTGTTAGATGAGGTAGTTCAAATACATCACCAACCATTAACTTACGACCAATCAATTCAATCATCTTATTGTAATGAACTGTAACAAAAATAACATCGTTATTCAAAAACAATCCAAACTGACTTAGATCAAAGTCTAAATTCTGTACATTGTAATGACCGCGCAATCTATAGATGTTGTTATCGTACTTGCGGTCACGATTTTCCAAGAATAACAGGTCTTGTATGTTTGTAGGATCAAGTTTGTCGTATTGAGGTTGCGAATAATCTCTACTAGGACCAGAGTCTGTTATCCCTAAGTATTTGTGTATATACAAGTCGGTGCCACCAACATCAAACATTTCTGAGATATTTCTATCAAAAAATCGGTAATCATTGGATTTTTGGCTACGGTAAAGGGATAGTTTCGGCATATTACTAGTATTTATCGTAAAGTATTACCATTCTGTGCTTGACAAATAATGGATAATCATATATAATAATGAAATCGTAACAGGAGTAATCATGGTAACACGTAAACCCAAAGTATCATCAGACCACTTTATTAAAGCACTTAATCCAAAAGATGCAGATCAAAAGTATATGGGTGATGAGCCCTACTTTCCATTGCAACCTGATAGTGATGGTCGTAAGTTAGCACTGACTAGTAGTTTCACTTGGTACAATCGGTTCTATGGTAAAAAGGATGCTAAAGAATTGCTATGTCAATATTTAGATAGCCATGAACGAACTGCCGATGCTAAGTATTTGCGTAGAGTCCATGAATCTGAATATATTATGACATTGTGCTGGTTAGCACGTATGAGTCTGCGAGGTCTTGAATTGAACGAGCATGAAGAACTTACCTTACAAAACGAAATCTCCCGATTGCTGAAACTGGTTCACAAGCCGGAAGTAGTAAAAGAAGTAGCACCTAGCAACCGTCCTAATATTCAGGAATTGATGCGTGAGAAAGCAGGAGAAGCCGCAGGTGAACTTGAAGGTTTGCTTGACGAGTATATGACTACAGGTAAGACTTCACAAAAAACAGTTGACATTGTTGCTAAATTCAATGTCATGCCTCAACATATACCTATCATTGTCGAGATTTGGAAGCGCAAAGCAGAAGAATTTAATGAACTAAGTGAAGGTACAGACAAAGACCTGAACGAGGCTTATGCGTTCCTAGGTAAAGTACAAGTGCGTAATCTTATCAAATTTGTAGATGGTGTTCTAGGTGATCTGAACAGCTATATCTCAATTAAGAAAGCAAGCAAAGCACCTCGCAAAAAGAAAGCAGTCCCTGTAGAAAAGATTGTTAGCAAACTCAAGTACTTGAAAGAATTCAAAGATCCAGTTAACAAACTTGATTTAATTAGTGTGCATCCAACTAAGTTGCACGGTGCAAGCGAGGCGTGGGTCTATGACACTGCAAAACGCAAAGTGCATCATTATATTGCTGACGAGTACAGCAAGTCCTTTACAGTTAAGGGCAATACGATCCTAGGCTTTGATAGTAACGCAAGTGAAGTCAAAACATTGCGTAAGCCGGGTGAGCAAATTAAAGAACTAATGGGCAGCAAGCCTGCGGCACGTAAGTACTTTAAAGAAATTAAAGCAGTAGCAACTGCGCCTAATGGTAGGTTCAATGAGAATATGCTAATACTGAAAGCGTTTTAATGAAAGATATTGAAAAACGAATGTCGGAGTTGATAGAACCTATCGACAAACAAATTATGATGTGCGATGACCGGCGTGATTTGCTTATGCTTAATTGCGCTATGTTACAACGAGTGATTGAACTCTTTGATATGCTTATCGGGGAAGAAGGTAGAAAAACAATGTTAAAGGATAAAGCATGAGTGTAGATTTAAACAAATATAGTGATTTTGTTAAGGCTGTTACAAGTCAACCGAGCAATGACTTGACAACTTTTATGGATCGGTGTGATGAATTAGACGCTAACTTTGATGCTACAGTGTGTACGCACGGCCCTGATATCAATGTACCTTTATTGCTTACTGCATGTCTAGGATTAGCCGCAGAGTCAGGTGAGTTTATTGAGATTCCAAAGAAGATTTTCTTTCAAGGTAAAGCACTTACTGATGATAATGTGTTTCACATGAAACGTGAACTCGGTGATATCATGTGGTACTGGATCAATGCTTGCAGGGCACTTCGTCTAGATCCTAATGATGTGATTGCTGAGAACGTAGAGAAACTAAAAGCACGATATCCCGGTGGTGAGTTTAACGTGTTCAACAGCGAAAATCGCAAATCTAACGATATATGATATCCTTGTTTACCTGATAAATACATACATATCAGGTAAACAAATATGGCAACAGCACTCTCCCTACATGAATTAAAAGAAGGATTATTCAAAAGTCTAGAATTACGTCTTGGCGGCGGAATGATAGACATTGAATTAGATCCTGCGCACTATGAGACTTCGTATAAATATGCGCTTCAAGTATATCGTCAACGTGCTCAAAATTCAACTGTAGAATCCTATACATTAATGGAATTAACTGCTCACGTGAACACTTATACTCTTCCCGACGAGTTTATTGGAGTAAGACAAGTGTTTCGTAGAACAATTGGATTAGAAACAGGACCTAGTTCTAGTTCTTTTGATCCGTTCTCTAGTGCTATTCTTAACACTTATTTGCTTAACTATAATCATGCAGGTGGTCTAGCCACTTATGATTTTTATGCAGGATACATTGAATTAGCCGCACGTATGTTCGGCGGGTATGTTATCTATACATTTAATCCAGTAACAAAACAGATTAAATTGGTTCGTGATGTTAAAGCTACAGGTGAAAAGATATTAATTTGGGGAGACCTACAACGTCCTGAATCAGAATTGTTACAAGATCCGGGGTCAGGTGTTTGGATAAGTGACTTTACATTTGCAAATTTAAAATTAACATTGGGTGAAGCACGTGAAAAATATGCTAGTTTAGCAGGTCCCGGTGGTGGTACAACACTGAACGGAACTGCATTGAAAGCAGAAGGAACTGCATTACAAACACAACTCATTGATGAATTGAAACGATATGTTGACCATAGTCAACCAATGACATGGATTCAAGGTTAATGAGAGCAGGTGAATTTGTTACTGAACTATTTCGCCCCGGTAATCAAAACTGGAAGTGGAATCGCCAATCTCAGGAAGAGGCAGTTGCAAATTTTACAGTAGGTGAAAGAAAGTATGTATGGTCAGCCTACAGTCATCACCAAGATGATAAGCCAGAAACATGGGAAATACAATTTCGTTTAATTAGAGAGGCGTTAGATCCTGAAAAATTATCACTATATGGCACAACAGGTACAGGCAACTCAGCAGAAGTAATGTCAATTGTAGTAGATATAATGCGTGAATTCTTACAAGACTACGGTGATAATGTACAACAAATTATATTTGATGCAAAAGAAAACAGTCGCATAGGATTATACACAAGAATGGTAAACCGTTTAATACCCAATTGGAAATTAGAACAAGACTATAATCCAGAATTAGGGTTAAGATTTATATTATCTAATCCAAAACAAAATTAACCTAAATGCTAGCATATGTCATCTCTTAGTAATATAATTACAAATACAGGAGATCGCATGATTATAGGAGTAACTGGATTAATTGGAAGCGGCAAAGATACTATTGCCGACTATCTAGTAACAAATCACAAGTTTAAACGTATTAGTTTTGCATCAAGTTTAAAGGATGCAGTAGCAAATGTTTTTGGCTGGGAACGTGAAATGCTTGAGGGTACAACTAAAAGTAGCCGTAAATGGCGTGAACAAGTTGATCCCTGGTGGAGTGTCCGATTAGGCATTCCTGAACTCACTCCTCGCTGGGTCTTACAACAATGGGGCACAGAAGTTTGTCGTGCTAACTTCCATGATGATATCTGGGTAGCAAGCGTAGAGAACAAATTGCGACAAACAAAAGATGATATCGTTATTACTGATTGTAGATTTCTCAATGAAGTTAATGCTATTAAAAATGCAGGTGGAATTACACTAAGAGCTAATCGAGGACCTGAACCTGAATGGTATGATGCGGCAAAAGCATATAATCGGGGACCTGATGGTAATAGTCTTTGGGCACTGAGTAAAGCTAAATTAGACAAAGCTAAGATTCATGCTAGTGAATATTCTAGTGTAGGATTAAATTATGATTACCAGATTGATAATAATGGGTCAATTGATGACTTACATACCAGGATTAGTCAACTTCTAGATCTCCACGACGCCAAGGAACGTCTTTCCGCTTAACTACTTCAATACAGTTAAGACATACTGTTCTTAAATTATTAAAGGTAGTATGTTCTAAGTTACCGTCAATATGAAACACTGTCATTTGACTAGGGTATAAACTTTTAAAGCCACATAAATCACATGTGGCTTTTTTCTTGTATCCAGCTTTTTGCCAACTGGGTTCTCTTGGCTTAAGTTTATTTTTCTTACGACCACATTCATCACACATGCTACGATAATGTGTGACACCGTCACGTTTGTAATTTACGGCAGTATTGTTCTTACCGCAGGTCTTGCATATTGGTCTCATACTATATTTAGCTAGGAACCTTCGAAGGTACGCTAATTGACCGTTTTTTATTATTATTGCTAAATATTAATACGACTAGGGCGTTAACCCTCACAATCATAACATAAAGGAAATTCAAAATGGCATTAGTATCACCAGGAGTGCAAGTAACAATCATTGACCAAAGTCAGTATTTACCAGCCGCTTCCAATTCAGTACCCTTATTATTAGTGGCAACAGCTACAAACAAATTAAATGCTGCCGGAACAGCAGTGGCAGCAGGAACAACACCGGCTAATGCAGGCAAGTTATACCAGATTACAAGTCAACGTGATTTGACTACATTATTTGGTAATCCTTTCTTCTATAAAACAACAGGTGGAACACCAATTCATGGTTACGAATTAAACGAATATGGTTTGTTAGCTGCTTACTCATTAATGGGTATATCAAATCGTTGCTATGTTCTACGTGCAAATATTGACTTAGGTAGCTTAGTTGGTACATTGGTTCGTCCTAAGGGTGATCCAGCAGATGGTACATATTGGTTAAATACAACTAGTTCAGCATGGGGTATATATGGCTTTAATGCGGCAACGGGCAGATTTACAAATACCGGACCTATTGTAATTACAGAAACAGAATTGCTAGACCCTGCTGGTTTTCCAATAACTAGTTTAGGTAATATCGGTAATTATGCAATCAATTCATTGTATAGAACAGGTACTAATCCAATTGAAGAAGGTCAGTACTGGTATAAAGCTCCAAGTAATGTATGGGTACGATTAGGTTCTGCTGATTGGAAAAAATCAATTCCGGCAGTAACTTCAGCAGTACCGTTAAATTCATTAGTGAATGGTATTTTTACAATTACATATACAATTAACAATGTGGTTGCATTTACTGCTACGGTAGATATTGGATCAGGAACTACAGTAACTGATGTTGCAGATATTATCAATGGTTTAGGTATTGGATATTTAAGTGCTAACATAGTTCAAGGGCGTTTGTGCATTTATTCTAGTAGTCCAGAATCATTTACTAAGTTAACTTTTGCAGCCGATGCATCTTCTCCTAACATATTAGATTCAGATTATTTAGGAATTGACTCAACCCTATATTACTGGCAACCAGCAGTTCAATACGGTACATCTAGTCAAATGCCATTATGGACAGCTAGACAAGATACACCAAGACCAACAGGTAGTGTATGGATTAAAACAAGTTCAGCTGGTGCAGGTGTTAACTTAGTATTGTCTCAATATAGCAGAACATCAGCCGCTTTTCTTTCTAAGCAACTAACTGTTTTTAATTCAATTGATGAAGCTAATTATAAATTGGATTCAACTGGTGGCAAAAATATTGCCGCCGGAACATTGATTGGTGATTTTGGATATGAAGCGGTGTCTCCTGGAAGTCCTATGTACTTCTATGAGAGAGCATTTGCAGGTACTACAATTGTTACTGGCACAACACCAAATCCAGTATTTGCTCAAGGTGCTAGTTTTATTGTTGGTGTTACTGTCCCTAATTCAATTAATGGTTCTAGTATATATACAGTTACATTACCCGCATCAGGTACACCCGGACCAAACGAATTTGTTACTGCATGGACACAACAAAATATCCCTTATACTACTGCTAAGGTAGTAAGTGGATATATTCAATTAGAACATACTGCAGGTGGTGAAATTTTAATGGGTCTGTCTGGTAATACTACTAATCCAGCAGTATTAAACACAGCAGGATTTCAACCAGGAGTAAATCCTAAAGTTATCAGGGGAACTGTTGCTGGAGGAAATGCCCCAGCTGCTGCTCAGTATACATCTAACAATTCTGGCTCGGGCGCATCATTCAATATTACTGCAATTGGTAATTATTACAATGTAAACAGTGTTGTTTCCGGCGGTACAGGTTATGGTATCGGCGATACTATTACAATCAGGGGAAGTAGTTTATTTGGTACTAATGGTACACATGATTTAATAGTTAAAGTTATGGAATTAGTTCCAACTACTACAACAATTCAATCTGTAGCATATGTATCAGGTGCGCCTAACATGGGTTACTTGTATCAATTAACCAATTGGAGAAGAATCACTTATACTGCAAATGAAGGTGCTCCTTATGCAAATCCCCCAAATAATACTAATTGGTACTATAGTGCAGTTGACCAAGTTGATGTCATGGTTCAACGTAATGGTGTATGGAGAGGTTATAGAAATGTAGCATATGAAAGTACAGGTCAGCCTGTATCTGCTGGCAATCCATCACCCAACACAACCGATGTAAATGGTGTAATTATTGCAACAGATGCCCCAGAAACACAAAGCAATGGCTTAACAGCATTAGCTTATGGTGATTTGTGGTTAGATAGCAATGATTTAGAAAACTATCCAGCATTGTATCGTTGGCAACGAGTTGAAGGTGTTGATAAATGGGTAGCTATTGATAACACAGACCAAACAAGTTCAGCAGGTATACTATTTGCTGACGCACGGTGGGCACCAAACGGCACAACAGATCCAGTAAATGATCCTATCCCAACAACTAAGAGTTTATTAACAAGTAATTACTTAGATTTAGATGCACCGTTAGCAACAACATACCCACAAGGTATGTTATTATTCAATACACGCCGTTCAAGCTATAATGTAAAAACATTTAAGAAAGATTGGTTCACTGCAGCCAAATATCCCGATACAGTTTTACCTGTAATTAATAATGCATGGGTAAGCGTAAGCGGATTGAAGGCAGACGGGTCAGCATACATGGGTCGTAAGGCACAGCGTAATCTAATCGTTCAGGCTATGAAGGCAGCTATCGGTACTAACATGGCAGTGCGTGAAGAAGATACATTCTTGAATTTAATCGCAGCTCCTGGATATCCAGAATTACAACCTGATATGGTTGAATTAAGTAATGAAAGAAACAATACTGCATTCGTTATTGGTGATACACCAATGCGTTTACCAGACTCTGCTACTGAAATTACAGCATGGGCTAACAACACCAAGAATGCAACTGCTACCGGTGAAGATGGCTTGGTAGGACGCAGTGAGTACATGGGCATATTCTACCCAAGTGGAATTGCTACAGATTTGACAGGTGCACAAGCAGTTGTTCCAGCAAGTCATATGATTCTACGTACAATTCTACGCAGTGATACAATCTCTTATCCTTGGTTAGCTCCAGCAGGCACACGTAGAGGTACAATTGATAATTGTACTAATATTGGTTACATTGATGCGGCTAGTGGTGAGTTCCAAGTAGTTAAAAATCGTAACAGTATCCGTGATGTATTGTACACTAATCAGATTAACCCAATGGCATTCTTCACAGGTGTTGGTTTACTAAATTATGGTAACAAAACAAGTAAAGATACAATGAGTGCATTGGATCGTATTAACGTAGCTAGATTGATATGTTATATCCGTGAACGTCTACAAGTTGTTGCTCGTCCGTTTGTATTTGAACCAAACGATGCACTAACACGTAGTCAAATACAAGGTGTTGTACAAACATTGTTTATTGACTTAATTGCAAAACGTGGTTTATATGACTTCTTAGTTGTATGTGATGACAGTAATAATACTGCTGACCGTATTGACCGTAACGAATTGTATATTGATATTGCAATCGAACCAGTCAAGGCAGCAGAATTTATTTACATTCCAGTTCGTATTTTGAATACTGGTGGAATCGCTAAATTAAAATAAGATAAATATATTTAAGGAGACATAAACATGGCATCAGTATCAGCGGCATTATTTAACATGACAGTGGGGGCAGACAATGCGCCGAGCGCCCAGGGTCTGTTGATGCCCAAATTACAATATCGCTTCAGAGTATTGTTTGATGGATTTGGATTAGGTGGTGCAACATCAGAATTAACAAAACAGGTTATTGATGTTGCTAGACCTCAAGTTCAGTTCCAAGAAGTAACAATCCCAATCTACAACTCAACATTGTATTTGGCTGGTAAACATACTTGGCAAACGACTACAATCAATTTACGTGATGATGCTCAAGGCAACGTTGCTAAGTTAGTTGGACAACAATTACAGAAACAAATGGACTTTGTTAATCAAGCAAGTGCAGGCAGCGGACAAGACTATAAGTTCACAGTTCGTTATCAAGTACTTGATGGTAACAACGGTGCAAGTGCTCCTGGTGTATTAGAAACATGGGAACTATATGGATGTTTCTTACAGACAGTTAACTACAACACATTAAACTATGCAACAAACGAAGCGGTAACTATTGCTCTAACAGTTCGCTTTGATAACGCAATTCAATCTCCAGTTGATTCATCTGGTGTTGGTATTACTGTTGGTAGAGGTGTTGGAACATCAGTTACTGGTTTTGGTACTTAATACTTAATCACATCAAATGGCTGGTCTTTTTGAGCAAATCATAGGAGAATCCCCTAGTAGTTTCGTTAACGGAATTTCTAAGGGATTTTTCAGTACTGACTATCAGCGTGATTACCAACACGCATCAAAAACATTCAGAACAGCAGGGTATGCAAACAGTCCTAAATTCAAATTTCTCTTCCATGTATACTTTGATATAAACCCTCAATTGAATGCTACTAAAATTCCTTATGGATTAACAGTAAAAACAGTTGATTTACCTAGTTATACTTTTGATACGCATGTAATGAATCAATACAACCGCAAGCGTGTAGTACAAACTAAAATTAAATATAGTGATATCAATATAACATTCCATGATGACAACGCTAACACAGTGCGTAACTTATGGTACAATTACTACACTTATAACTATAAAGATCCTGGCAATTTTACGACTGATGGTAAGACTAAGACTAGTCAAAATAATCCTAAATTAAATCAAGAACGAAATATTTATAAAAAATTAGATACAGCTAATGAAGGTATTTCTTGGGGATATGATGGTAGCCGCAGTGAAAACGGAGACGGCTTTAAACAAGATTTCTTTAATGTAATTAATATTTATGGATTTAATCAAAATAGTTTTGTTTGCTATCAATTAATTAATCCTATTATTACAAGTTTTAAACATGATAATTATGACTATAGTCAAGCTAATGGCACAATGACCAATACAATGACTATTGCATATGAGTCAGTGAAATATTACGAAGGTGGTATTGATGGTAAGGCATTACTATCTGGTGGAGGTGGTGGCAATGCTACTACTGATGACTTTGTTACTGGTGGCGGATACGATAAAACAGCAAGCCCATTAGGTACAGCAACTTCTTCAAGCATCATGGGTCCTAATGGTTTATTAGATAGTGCCGGCGGTGTTCTATCAGATATACAAAATGGTAATTATTTGGGTGCATTAAAAAAAGCAGGTGGCATAGCGCAAACATTCAATAGTAAATCCGGTATTGTTAATGCTATTAAGAGTGACGTAAAAGGGTTTGTTGCACCCGCATTAACTCAACAAGCGCAAAACGGTGCTAAGGTAATATTTCCCTCGGGAAAAAATAGTACAAACAACTCATCAAAGTAATTTAACATTATGGCAAATACAGTAGATTCAGCTAGTAAAACAATCAAAACATTTGATGAAGTATATAATGATTCATTGAATATTAACGGTGCCGAGTATGATATTGTGTATAGTTATTTTAAAACTATATCTACTACAAGTATAATTGCAAGTAATTTTACTTTATATTTGTTTAGAATTTCTGCCGCAACAGGAATATCAGTAATTGAATTGTTAGATAACTTCAGAGGTAAGCCTACATTCGCAGTTACAGGTGAAATGGCATATTATCTTAACACAATGAAGTCTAATACTACATTGTATGGTATTACTCAGTTACCAACTCCTAATCAACCTGTTCAACGCAACATAGTGATATGAGCAAATTTGCCCAAGGTATCTTTGAAGTAAGAAACCCTGAAAAGTATTTGGGTAACGGCAAACCTAGATACAGATCGGGTTGGGAAATGACATTTATGATGTTCTGTGATAACAATAAGAGTGTTATTAAATGGGCAAGTGAGTCAATCAGAATACCATATCGTCATCCATTCACAGGAAAAGTAACTACGTACATTCCTGATTTCTTTATTGTATATCAAAACAAATACGGTAAGACGATAGCAGAAGTAGTTGAAATCAAACCTAAGAAACAAAGTCTTATTGAAAGCAAAGTAGCAAGCGCAAGAGATAAGATGGTAGTTGCAATTAATCATTCTAAGTGGCAAGCGGCAAACGCATACTGTAAAGCACAAGGGTTTAGCTTTAGAGTAATTACCGAAAATGACTTGTTTTTCAACGGCAAAAACAAGTAATAAATACTGCTATATGGAAGCAGTATGACCAAAAAATTAACAGAACTATTTGAATTAGCGGAAGATGCTTCCTCAGTAAACGAGGAGTTGATACAGCATGCCGAGATGGATATCATCACAACAGAAGCATACGACACATTATCTAAGATTGAAAATGCACTACCTCAAGTACGTGGATTAGAAGCTAGTGACAATGAGATGGATGAGTTAGCTAAAACAGCCACAGCCAGCTACAAAGACTTGATGGATTTAGGTATGCAAGTAGATAGTCGTTTTGCAGCCGAAATATTCAATAGTGCCAGCAGTATGCTAGGACATGCTATTACTGCTAAGACCGCTAAGATTAATAAAAAGTTGAAAATGCTTGATTTACAGCTAAAGAAAGCACAATTAGACCACAAGATAACTAGCAAAACTGAAGAAATTGAGTCTACTCCGTTAGGAGAAGGCAACTTAGTAGATAGAAATGAACTACTAAAGTCTATCCTAGCTAATAATAAAAAAACGTAAAAAAGATAAATATTACATAGGAAAACATAATATGAAAAGCCTTCGCTCTTATCTAATGGAAAGTGTACGTACATACCGTTACACTATCAAAATCGCCGGTGATGTGGACAAAAACTTTATCGAAATGTTTAAGTATAACTTGAACAAATTTGATCCTGTCTCAGTCAGTGACCCAAAATCTACACCAATAACTAAAGACCCATTTGGATTCCCTGACTTGCACAATGAGGCAGTACACATCATTAAAGCAGAATTCAAGTATCCAGCTACTGAGCCAATGATTCAACAAATCGCTCAATTGTTAGGTAAGAATATCAATACAGTTAGAGTTATAACTACTGACTTCAATGACAGTATCAATGCAGAAAATGACAAGTATGCAAATCAAATGAGTGATGATAAGAAAGCTCTACTAGACAAACCTGAACTAGAAGATAACGGCAAAGAAGCAAGCAAAGAATATGCAAATCAGTACTTAGATAAAGTACTTCCAAAGAAACCAAGTGTAGACATTCCTTACTCTGGTAAGAAAACAGCAACAATCAAGAACACATCAAAAGACGGAATTCAAACAAAGAGTCCAATGTCTAACATGAAACGTCCACCAAAGCCATCTACTGGAGCTAATAAATGATCGATTTTAATACAAGCCAATTGACTTGGATAGTAATAGGTGCATGTAGTCTAGGTGGTACAGGTTATCTTACCGTCAATTCTAACATGTCAGCCATTGATAAAAAAGTTGAAATTAATAGTACTAAAATGGACAACGTGTCTGAAAAGGTAGCAGAACTACAATCACAATTACAACGTATTGAAAACAAGCTAGATAAAAGAAAATGAACATAAAAGAAATCATAGTCAGTGAATCTAAATCTCGTCCCACTACTGAAGGTTGGGGGGATGATATAGTTGATTATGGAAAAAATGTTGCTTCTGCCGTTGGTGATGTAGCCACGAGAGCAGGTAAAGCCGCAATTGATCCTGAAACATATAAACAAGCCGGTCGTGATATTGCAGCCGGTGCTAAATTTGCAGTAAACAATCCAGGACAAGCGGCTTACAATACCGCACAAGCAGTGGATGATGCAGTAAGAGCAGGCACCAATACATTGACATTTGGATATGCTGATAAACTTGACGCAAAAATGAAATCAATGATGGGTAGTAACAACTATGATGACGAATTAAAAAACACATATGCCGCATCTGCTGACGCATTAGACCGTAGTCCGATTGCAAGTAAAGTAGGAGAAATAGGTTCTTATTTTGCACCACTTAGTGTATTCAATGCAGGAATGAAAGGTGCTAACTTAATCTCTAAAGGATTATCTAAAGTTGTACCATCAGCAGTTGCAACAAATAAGGCAGGTAAAGTTGCAGGTAAAGTTGTAAAAGGTACAGGAGCTATAGGAGGTGGCATAGCCGCAGATAAGGCAGCAGCCGCAGGTGCAAAAAAAGTAGACCCTAACAATCCTTATGTAGATGAAGGTAAATTTGATAAAGGTGCAAATGTTCTTGCACGTGATTTAGAGGGCGGCAGTGGCGGATTCGGTGGTAAAGCCGCAGGTACTACTTCTTTGTCGAACAAATTACGTTCAGCTTCAACACCCACACCCGGTTCATTAAAGCCACCAAAAATGTCTGGAGGTCAAGGACCAACAAGCTCTATCCCTACTAAAAAACCGACACCGACACCGACACCGACACCTAAGCCAAAGACTACAGATACACAACCAAAGACTTCAGCAACAGATGCTGAACAACGTTTAGCAAAAGTAGAAAAAACTGTAGGTGACATTGATAAAACAGTAAACCCTAGTATTGGTAGAAGAGTAGGTAATTGGGCGGGAAGAACAGCAGGCAATCTGGCGGTAGGTGGCGCACTAACTTACGCTGCTATTAAAGGTGCTGAAAAATATGCTTTTTCTCCTGACGATTCAGGCCCACATACAAAAAAATATAATGATAGTGATTCTGCTAAGAAATGGGATGCTGCCTATAAAGCAAAACAAGATGCAGAAAAACCAGCAGAAAAACCAACAGAAAATCCAAACAGCAAACCGCAAAATACAGATACTGACAACGGCAGTATGTTTAGTAAAGATACATTTAAAGAAAGCTCTACCGAATTGGAAAGAGTTAAATACTTAATGGGATATAGGAATTAAAATGAAAATTAATGAATTAAAAAACTTGGATGAGGCTCTTCCAGTAAATCCAGCAGGCTTAGAAAAGATTGGTATTAAGCCAAATGTTGCAACAAGTATTGCAGGAAAAGAAGTAAAAACTTTGTCTCAAGCAGACAAGTTAAGAGCGGCATCTGCTAATCCAAATGTACCAAAGCCAGGACAAAGTAAAGAAGCCCAAGATTTTATAAAACAACAGGCTGACTTAAAAGCTCAAAATGCCGCAGCCGCGGCAAAGGGTAATGCACCAAGAGGTGCAGAGCCAAGATTTACTCAGGCACCTCCGCCGAAAAAAGGTGTGTCAACTGGTACAAAAGTAGCCGGTGGTACTGTTGCAGCCGCAGGTCTTACAGCCGGTGGGTTAGCATTGAAGCCATCTGCTGATAAAACAAGTCCAGCAACAACTACTCCTGGCAATAAACTAACACCAGCCGAAATCGAAAGACGTAATTCAGAAATTCTAGGTGGTAAAGATATAGATTCATCTGGCAACACAGTTACTAAACCAAACACTAATCCAGCAACAACTACTACAGGAAATAAACCACAGCAAAACTTAGGCTACAAAGGTAATCAAGGTGCTCAATCATTGATGGCATTGAACCCAGATAAAATTAAAAACGTTAATCAAATTAAAGCAGGTGACAGTATTGATTTAGGTGGCGGCAATATGTATAAGATACAAAAAGGCGACACACTAGACAAAATTGCACAAAGAATGACACGACCATCAGGTCAACCTAGAGCAGAATTAGACAAACCAGATTCAGTACTACCTAGAGAATTAGAAAAACCACCAGCTCCGGCTCCAGAACCAGTAAAACCAGAACCGGTAGCACCACCTGTAACTTCAATGGATGATAGTGACGATGCAAGAGCAAATGCTTTTGTTGATCCAGCAGGACAAAACGCAGTAAATCAAACAAATACCAATATTCTTCAAGCAATAACAAAACCTCCTGAACCAACTCAGGCTGCAACTACTACCCCTGCTCCAGAACCAGTTAAAGGTACTCCAGAAAATCCGTATGACAAAGGTCCTGAAGTTAAGAATGCTTCAGGTGAAACATGGAAAGACCGTGAAGGTAATGCTATCAGAACACGTAGCGATGCTGAGATTGGTGATACTGATAGATTTGGTAAAGTAACTCCTGGTAGCTATGATAAGAATAGAGCACAGGGTGAAAAGAATTTACAAGGTCTTAAGAACTTCTTTGGCATCAAAGAAGAATTAAACAGAATAAGGGAACTTTCAGGTATGTCTCAACTAACAGAAGCACCGGTATCTCAAACGGCACCAACAACTGCTACTAATGCATCATCACTAAGAGCAATGCAAAATCAAGCAGGGACACAAAAAGGAACTACTGGACCAGCAGCTCCAGTAGGTCAACCAGCTGGCGCAGGATCAGCTAAAGTTACTCCGCAAGTAGCACCTGCTCAATCAGCAATGAATCAAGTAAAACCACCGGCAGCGACTCCGGCAGTAACATCTGCTGGTGCATCAGGTCCTCCCGGATCATTTCAACGTGGTGCTGGTATACAAGCCGCTACTGTTGGTGGCGGAAGAGGCAATGCACAAGCAGAATTAGCGGCAAGACGTGCGGCACCCACACAGACTGCAACAACAACCCCGCCCAACATGGGAGCAGCAATGGCAGCGGCAGGTGGCACATCTGCAAAACAACCTCCATCAGCAGGCGGCGGAAGAGGATTTGTTAATCCAACAATGCCAAAGACACAGGCAGCAACAACAGCACCGGCGGCTAAACCTCAACCACAAGGTCCAGCAGTAGGTAGTCAAGCACAAACAGCAGGCGGTGCAAATGAATTAGCTAAGACAGGCATCATGGGCGGACAACCTGCACCAACAGCAGCTCCAGCTAATCCAGGAACTCAGTCAGCAGGTATTGGATTCAATCAAGGTAATTTAGGAACAAGAGCACCGGCAGAAACTCCGTCAGCATTTAATCAAGGAGCTTTAGGAACAAGAGCACCTGCGACACAACCAACATCAGGTAGCCCAATGGCAGGTGTCAATGCTGGTTCAGGTACTGCTAACAATACTACAATGGCACCACAACAAGCACCTGCTCAATCAGCAATGAATCAATCAAGCAATACACAAGCCGCAACAACATCAGGTAGTCCAATGGCAGGTGTCAGTAATGCATCTTCATTAAGAACAGCACAAAATAATGCAGGTTCACAGACAGGAACAACTGCAGGACCAGCCGGCTCAGGTAGCCCAATGGCAGGAGTTAAATCACCTGCCCCAACAACTTCGGGCGATGCTGACATGGCAGAATTTCAACGTGATAAAGCAGATATGCTTGGTAAAGGTGTACAACCAAATCAAGGTGGACCTGAAACTCAGGCAACACGTGACTTTGAAGAATCAATTATGAGAGAATCAACTATGGAACTAAATCAACTAAGAAAATTTTCAGGTCTACCTGAACTAACAGAATCAGAAGTTACTGTACACAAAGGTACTTATGGTAACAGCTATGGCAAAGAAGATGTTCGTGACCAATATGGACATAAGATTGGCAAAGTTGATAAAGGCTCAGAAGCTAAAAAAGACGCGCCAAAACGTGGTCGTGGTCGCCCAACAAAAGGTGATAAAGACGAACACGGTAATGATACCAAGTTTGATACATCAGGCTTACAAGGCATGTTAGGTGGCAAACCAAAAGGTGAAGTTGGTAAGAAGTCTGTTAAGCATAGTCTAAAAGATTGGATGGAAGTAGTTTCTGATAACATGATTAATGAATCAGAAATTGATGGTGACAAAGAAGAGCCAATGAAAAAAGCCATTGGCGACAAGTGGAAGCCAGCTAAAACCTCCAACGCATTCACGCAGACAGCACCTTATCCGTCCTTCAAGAAAAAGAATCCAGTTGCTAAGAAAGTTAAAGAGACAAAAGATTTACCGGGCGACCAAGATGACTTAGATGTTGCACCACCAAAAGGTAAATTAACTAGTGCTGACTTCAAAGCATTAGGTGACAAGAAGAAAGTTTCTGAAGCACGTGTAATGGAAGAAAGCGAATATACTTACGAGAAAATTGGTAAAATTTTAGCGCAAGAAAATCCTACATTGGCTTCTGACTCTGATGAATTTGCTAATGCAGTATATCACGAAATGATTCAAATGGGCATGACACCTAAGTCTGCACATTACAAATTAAACCATGATCCAGATTTCTTAGGTGAAGTTGTTACAGCTTATCACCATTATTTAGGTCAAGGTACAGTTGATGAAGCTAAAACTAATACAAACGGAATGGGGCAAACTCCACCTTATATGCCTCCTAAGAAGCCAGAAAATGGTATGGGTAGTATTGTGCAAGGTACATGGCAATCTAATCCAAGAGGAACAGTTAAGGCACCAAGCGGAGATCCAGAAGGTGTTAAAGAAGCAGGTAGTTTCATTAGAAACTTAGCAAGCTCACGTAGAGCATTTGAAGGAAAAAATATGAAAGACCTACAATTAGAAAGCTGGGACAAAGAATTGGATTCATTATTGAATGAGAATCTTACAATCAGCACAACAATTGATGACCAAGGTCATGACAGTGTTAATGTAAGTGCTACTGAAGGTAATGCACACGAAATCATTGAACTATTGCGTAACGCAGGTTTAGGTGGTTTAGGTGGTGCTAAACAAGAACACGGTCAAGAAGTTAACAACTATGGTCTTCCAATGTCAGGTGATGAACATCAAGGCCCAGAAGCACAATTAATTGCAGTTGGTGACCCTCACGCACATGATTCAATGGGTGATGAAGGCGGCGATGACATGATGGCGTTGATTAAGAAAATGACTGGCATTGAAGATAGTGGTGAAGAACATAACCACGAAGAACATGAAGGTGAATGCGAAACATGCGGAGAGAGTCCATGTGCATGTGACGATGAACCTGAAAAAGTAGATGAAGCTGGTGTGGAAGAAGGTAACGAATTCAGTGGAAACCGTGCTGAGGCTGTAAAAAATCACCAAAGCAGTTTTGAAGTAGACGGTAAAGAATATCCAGTTCAAGAAGCTAATGATGGTAACTTAGCAAATAATGCTAAACCGTATGATGAAGTCACTCAAGGTGATGTAGTATCCGGACGTCTAGGACAAGACGAACAAGGTGGCAAAGAAGAAGTCGATGAAGGACAAGAAACTTGTAATGAATGCGGTTACCCAATGGAATCATGTGGATGTGACTACGAAGAAGTAAATGAAAGCGCAGCCTCTCAATACGATTCAGAGACACAGGAAAGAATCAAAGCAGCCACTCCAAAACAATTGAGTCAGATGGCTTATGAATTTGGCGGCGATCCTTCTCATTATGAACACGAACTAAAAATGCTTCAGCAGGCTAAAGCCGAGTTGTCAAGACAATTAGAAGAATATGCTAATGATGCTGATGATACAGCAGACCAAGACTTAGAATTTATGATGAGAACACTAAGTGGCGGTGGTGGCATGGGCGAAAAACGCAGTCAATCTACAGCTCCAATCATTAAAATTGTTACAGCAGAAGGTACACTAATGAAAGATAGCACCGATTTGTTGTCTGATTTTAGAAAACTAAGCGGAATCTAAGTAATTCACGCATTTAATAGCCCGATGTTCTCGGGCTATTTTTTTGGTTGTAAAAACGATAAATACACTATAGGGCACAATTATGGCACAAGAAAATATCAACGTAGGCGCATATCCAAACGATCCGGCAGCGGATCCAGTTAGAATTGCGTTTTTAAAATCTCAAAACAATTTTGCAGAACTGTATGAAACTACATTTGCTTCGGGTGTAGTTAGAATCGTAGGCGGTGCTGGTATAATACCGTCATCAGAAACTGGTATAATAACACTAAGAGCAAGTATTGCTAAAGTAACAATTAATACTGATGACAATATTTTAGTTGGTATTGGAACTGCTACTGGAAATGCGGCTACAGCAAATAGCAGTAACAACATCTTCTCCCTTAAGATTGCAAATACATTAAGTACTTCTAACATTGTAGCTGCCAATTTGACAGGAACAATTAGAACAGCCGCACAGCCTATAATTACTAGTGTAGGCACATTAGCTAATTTGACATTAAATGTTAGCGGCGTTGGATTAACTACCCCTAGAGTAACTGCTAATACTATAGTAGCCAATACTATTACTTCTCCTAATATATCAGCTACTGGCGGAAATACACAAATTTTATTTAATAACAATTCATTAGTGGGCGCTAGTTCTAATCTTACATTTAATGGAACGTTATTAACGGTCCTAGGAAATATTCAGACAACTAATGCCACCTTAGGTAATTTAGCAACTTCTAATTATTTTGCAGGTACATTAACAACAGCCGCACAACCAAACATCACAAGTACAGGTACGTTAACAAGTTTAGCAGTTACTGGTAATATTACTTCAGGTAATGCAAGATTGGGTAATTTAGTTACTGCTAATTTCTTCAACGGTGATGGGTATTTATTAAGTAATATAAGTGGAACTAATATTACAGGTGAATCAGCTAATGCAAATTATAGCACATATAGTGGAACAGCAGCCTTAGCAAATGTTGCTACTGTTGCATTGACGGTTACACAAAATGCCCAGCCAAACATCACAAGTACAGGTACATTAACAAGTTTAACAGTATCGGGTGTGTTGTCCGGTAACGTAATCACTGCTGACGGTGATATCACATCTGATACTAATATCAATGCGAATAACTTTTCAGTAATTAATAATATAACAGGTGCTAAAAATATAAGTACAGGTAATATTACTGCAACACAATTTATTGGTGGAGGTGGTAATTTAAATAATTTACGTGGTGGAAATGTTGTTGGTAATGTCACTTCTGCAAATGTTAGTTATTTTGCAAATATTCCAGCAAGTGCTAGCACAGGTGCATATTTCTTAGCGATGACTTCAACAGTAACTGGTAACGTAAGATTATTTACTAATAGTAGTTTTGGATTTAATGCTGATACAGGTACATTGAATTCAAATAATTTTGTAGCATTAAGTGCAGTCAATGCATCTACTTTATCAATTACTGCTGATGCAAGTGTTGGTAATTTAGTAACTAATGGAACAATAAATGCAACAGGAAGTTTAGTTGCAGGTAGTTTACGTTCAACCAGTAGTCTTACTGTATCTGGATTATCAGTAACATCGGGATTAAATTCTACAGCAGATATTACAACACCTACCAATGTCATTGCTGGTGGAGTTATAGGCACGGGATATGTTAGAACACCGTTATTAACTACCGGTACAGTTTCCGGCACTGGAACTATCACTGGTAACTGGGGATTAAGTGATGGTTCTAGATTGACTGCTACATTTGCCGACTTAGCAGAAATATATGCCGGTGACAAATATATCGAACCTGGCACGGTAGTTGACTTTGACGGTAATAATGAAGTGATGGAATCGTATAGAATCATGTCAAGTAAGGTTGCTGGCGTAGTTTCAACTGATCCTGCATATGTATTAAACTCAGCAATGGTGTGCGAGTTCCCTACAATGGTTGCATTACAAGGTCGTGTACCATGTAAAGTAATTGGAAAAATAAATAAAGGTGATATGTTAATATCAGCCGGTGGCGGAAGAGCAAGAGCGGAAGAATCCCCTAAGATAGGTACTGTTATTGGTAAGAGTTTAGAAAACTTTGACGGCGCTATCGGCGTCATTGAAATAGCAATTGGAAGATTATAAAGGAAATATTATGATAACATTAGAAATTTTAAAGGCATTATGCCCAAAGACTAAAGAAACTGTATTGAAAAAATACGCAACAGCATTACACGAAGTTGCTGAGTACTATGACATGTATGATAACCACAAACGAGCAGCCGCATTCATAGCACAAACTGCACATGAGTCAGGTGGATTTAATTTTGTTAAAGAAAATCTAAACTACAGTGCAAAAGGTTTAATGGGTACATTTAAGAAGTATTTTAAAGACGAAGCAACAGCCAAAGCATATGAACGTCAGCCAGAAAAGATTGCTAACCGTGTTTATGCTAGTCGTATGGCTAATGGTGACGAGGCATCGGGTGATGGATATCGTTTCTGTGGTCGTGGATTGATTCAATTGACCGGTCGTGCTAACTATACAAAGTTTGCAGAAGATTTGGGTATTAGCATTGAAGAAACAGTTGCATACTTAGAGACACCTGAAGGTGCAGTATCTAGTGCAGGTTGGTTTTGGGACAACAACGATTTAAATAAGTTCTGTGACAATGATGATTTTGTAGGACTTACAAAACGCATCAACGGTGGTACTATTGGTATTGAAGATAGAAAACATCATTACGAACTAGCATTAAAACTATTAGGATAATTAATGGTACAGCCAATATGGGTTACAGCCGCAGGTTCATTAGGTACTTATTTACCAGGTAAGTACCTTCATGTCACTCTTTTTGCCAAACCACCTAATATAGGAACAGAGGTAAAATATAAATTATTAAACGGTAGTTTACCTAATGGAATTACATTAACTAGCAAGAACGAAGTTGGTATTGTTGATGGTACAGCAACATTAATACCAAATGATACTACCTATACTTTCACAGTCCGTGCTTATGATATGTTTGGTTCAGTTGCTGACCGTACCTTTTCTCTTAAAGTATTAGGATCATTGCAACCATCATTTACAACTAAGGCTGGTAACATTCTTACTATCAACGATAGTACTTGGGTAGAATTTCAATTACAATACACTCAGGCAGCTATTGCTAGTTCAACTAACATTACACTTGCTACAGGTATATTACCGCCTGGGTTAGAGATTACTAATCTAGGAGTAATTAAGGGTTATGCTAAACCTCCTATCACTGATATTCGCAATCCAACAACTAAAAAATATTCATTTACTGTTAAACTTGAAAATGATTTAGGTGTTGCATCTAGTACATATTCAATTACTGTTCTTAATCAAGAATTGAAAAAGGCAAAAAATACAAGAATACCGGCAATATTAAATAATCGTCCGTTGTCATTAATTATATCTGATACTGATAATAATTATGGATATTATGCACCTAACAACATAATACCCACAGTGACAAGCGGGTCTAATTTCAATTTTAAAGTTATTGGTTATGACTTTGAAAATGATCCTATCGATTATGAATTTATAGATTTGCCGCCCGGAGTTACTGGATATGCTACTACAGGTTGGATAAGCGGAGCCCCTACATTGGGAAGCACCGGTCTAAGTGACTATGATTTTAGTGTGCGTGTAAAAAAGAGAAACAAACCTGGCATTGTTAGTGATATAACTAAATTTAAATTAAGAGTAATAAGAAATATAAACCCCGTTATTAACTGGTCTAGTCCTGCTAATTTAGGGTCCATTAACAATAACACTATCAGTGATTTAAGTATAGTTGCAACTTCATCACATGCACTAAACTATAGGTTAATATCAGGAAGTTTACCACCTAACTTAATATTATTACAAACAGGAGAGTTGGCAGGCAAAGTAGCTAATCAACCTAAATCAACTTTGACTCCAGTTGGATCATTTAACACATTTACATTTGAAGTAGAAGCATATAGTAAGATATTCCCTGCATTGATAGGCAGAAGAACATTTACGTTAAAGGTAAATCAATACTATGAAGTGCCTACGGAAACAATGTATTTCAAAGCAACCCCTAATCTAAATGATAGAGCAATAATTAGAGACTTATTGAATAACAATACACTTATTCCGTATAATTATCTATATAGACCAGAAGATAATAATTTTGGTAAAGCAAATGATGTTAAGTTCGTACAAGTATATGGTATCGATTCAAGTACTATTGAAAAATATATTTCAGCCATAAATCAAAATCATTACTGGAGACAAATTATACTAGGTAATTTGAAAACTGCGGTAGCAAGAGATGATAATGGCAACATAGTATATGAAGTAGTATACAGTGAAATTATTGACGATTTAGTAAATAATGATGGTAAGAGTGTTGCCAAAGATATTACGTTACCTAAAGTAATTGATATTTCTGCTGGAGAAAACATTAGTAGTCGTGCTGACGTTTACACTAGTTATGAATTTGACCAAAACGCTAATAAATCATATTATGATAGTGTAGGAAGTAATTTAGTAAAGCATGTATATCCTGCAAGCTTTGATAACATGAGAAAGCAAATTTCAAGTGTACTATCAGAAAACTATGACAGCAAGTTGTTACCAAAATGGATGTCAAGTCAACAACTAAGTGGTAGCATTTTAGGATTTAAATCAGCATGGGTAATATGTTATACTAAGCCTGGGTATTCAGAAACGATTAAAAATAACATTAACAATAATTGGGGTTACAAACTCAATCAAATTTATTTCTTGATTGATCGTTATACTGTGGACAAGAGTTCTACGTTTGATTACAACGATTATCTATCTACTCCTAGTTGGGAGAATCTACCAAGTGCTACCCCTACTCCTGACCCAATTGATTCACGTGATTTTTATGTATTGTTTCCACGAAAAACAATTTTACCCAAGTAAATTGAATCATAAATACATTACGGAAATAAAACTATGAGCGCAATCAACACAAACGGCATTAAAACAAATTATCCAGTTCCCGGTATCAACAATGATAGTCAAGGATTCAGGGATAACTTTACTAGTATTAAGAATAATATTGACTCTGCGGGTACTGAGATAACTGACCTGCAAAATAAGGTTATTGTTAAATCAGCATTGAACGGAGCAACACTAAACAATGATATGGCTAATACATTGATTAGTAATGTATTGGTTAAGAGTTTTAGAGCAAGTACATTCAATTTAGGTAACAACGTTGCTACCTCTGGTTCTGATGTTAAATTAATTAATGTAAGTCAAGGTGATGTGCAATATGGCACAATAACCGGCAATACAACTATCAACTTTGGTGCATGGGCTCCAAGCGGTACACAAAGTAATGTTCAGTTAATATTGACTGTTGCTAATACTCAAGCTACTATTAAGTTTCCTGATACAACTATTGATAGTACAGGTAACATTATTGCTGGTATGGGATATAGTGCAAGAGCATTAGAAAATTATTCTAGCAACGGTAGCCCCGCAATTAGTACAGTTTATACAAACACTGTTTCTTTACCAAAAGATGCATTCCAAGTTAGTGGTGGTGTAGCAAAACTACAGTATATGATATCAACTGAGGATTGCGGTACTACATTAGAAATTCACCCAATCAATAGAAATCAAAAATCTAACCAAATCACCACGAGAACACCAATTAATACTGGAGCACAAGGTGATACAGCGGGTACAATATGCAGTGATGGTACAAATCTGTATCTATGTACTGGAAACTATGACGGTAGCACAGTTATTTGGAAAAAAATCACACTGGCTAGTATCTAAGTAAATAAGTTGATGAATAATCATATTACTCATCCGTTCTTAGATTTAAGCGACTTATCAAAAAAATCATCTGAAGATTTACAAACTGCTATTACCAGTTTGTATCAAAAGATGACCTTTGCTAGTCGTATGAACAATCAAAATATGGCTAACCAAATTCAAATGGTAATCAACAGCTATAACATTGAGTTAAAGAAGCGCATGGATGAGATGTATAAAAAACAAAACATCGACCAACAGATAAACATATCCAATGACAGCAAGAATTAATAGTGCATTTGCATTTACAACCGGCGTATATTTTAGTAACGAATTTATTTTAAATAACTATGAGATTGATGTAGACTTTAATGTTGAATCCGAAATCATACGTGAACAAAATATCGCACTAGAAAGAATTAAATACTTTTTAAATCACTGTTTACAAAATTCGATTTTTATTTGTGAAGATGAAGATGAAACAATACAAAAGTATTTGGATGCTGATTTAAAAGTGTGTACATTACCCGAAGAACCATATGACCAAATCATTGGTATTATGTTAATCTCTAAACTAAATTCAATAAATGAAGGTAGATTAGTTGTAACGGATATTACTATATCATCTAGTATGAGTGACGGTGTATGGTGTAAGCATTCAATAGAAGAAAACTTAGGACCATTTAATAAACCAGGATGGTGGAACGATTCTTCTACTAAGATTACTACAATATCCAAGAAGAACAAGTCTAAGAAGATTGTTAAATTAGTTAAGAACAACATAACTTGGGAAGAGTTGTATTTGAGTTGGGAAGAAACACCCATAAGTGCTATTACAATCGGCCCATCTAATGAAGTTATGTTTGCTAACTTTGACAACAAAACGGACAAATCATAGTTGACAATAGCTAGTTTATCTGTTACAATATCAAAATGTATACAGATGAATTCGGTCAGCAAATATTGTCACACGATGACATTTGCAATATCTATCTAACTGATCCAGAAGCACAATTAAAACGGGCACTGGTGGACAAGCCTGTTATATTCAATGAGTCATTAGAACTTATTAATAATACGGAATTTGTAGTCTATAAGAAACCTGAATTATCTGTAAAAGAATTTGACAATCAGAATCAAAGTAAATGGTTCATGCCAAAAGAATACTACGAGATGGACATTGCTAAGTTCATTCTTGACCAAACAAATGGATACGCTGAACTACAACGTGCTGGGCAAGAATTGATATTGTTCCAAGAACGTGAATTGTTTCCATTATTGTGTTATCTTAAATATTTGGTTGATACAATGAGAGCAAATAACGTAGTATGGGGTGTAGGACGAGGTAGCAGTATTGCTAGTTTTGTATTATTTCTATTAGGAGTACATCGGATAAATAGTTTATACTATGACTTGTCCATTGACGAGTTTTTAAAATAAGGAGTAAGAAAATGTCTAGAATAAGATCCGCAATCGGAAAAGAAATTGATATGTCAGCATTAGTTAGCAAGCATGAACACGTAAGAGCCGCAGGTAATATGGGTGTTAATGCACGTGGTGACATTATTGATAGCAAGAATGAAGTTATTATGGATAACAATCAACGTATAGGTGGGGTTTACAATAAAACCCTTGCTAGTAAAATGCATGGTACAACCATGAGTAATGCTGACCAAGAACAAGCAGAGATTAAACAATCAGATTTAGTTCCCGATGAGCCAATGTATGTTCCTCCGCCCGTAGAAGAAGAAGTAGATATTGTTACGCCAGAGGAAATGGAATTGTTAAATGATGATGAAGTAGCCGATGACTTTTCGGTTGATGACATTGTTAAAGTAGTTAGCCAAAAGCCTTGAAAACATTTAAACAATCACATATAATAAACACATGAATAAATTAGCATTTGAACCACATCAAGTTAAAGCAGTCAAACCTATTGGTAAAACAATTATTGTTACTGAAATGAGTTTTGAAACACGTATTACATCAAGTGGAATTATTATTCCCGGTGATGACGGTAAAAGTTCGGGTATTAGACCCCGTTGGGCACAGGTCTATGCTGTGGGCCCAGATCATAATGACGAAGAAATTCAAATTGGTAAATGGATTCTAGTTAGTCATGGTCGTTGGACTAGGGGCATTGATATTGAAGATGAAACTGGTAAGAAAACAATTCGCAAAGTTGACCCTAACGATATACTATTAGTTAGTGATGAACTTCCTAATGATGATACAATGAGTGATAAGGTGTATTAATATGAAATGGTTTGACAATTGGTTTTTAAAGAAATCTCGTTGGGCTTGGAGTGTTTCTCAAGAAGAAGATGAGGGACCTACTCTTATTATGACTGGTAGTAAAAGACAAAACACCGTTCGTGCTAATCCATCAAGACATGATTCTTCTGGTGAATTGGAAAGTCGTGGCACTTGTTTCAATCTATATTCTGCTAACGGCGGGCATGTAGTTGAATTGCGTCACTATGATGAAAAATCAGACAGAATGAAAAACTCATTACATATCGTACCCCATGACAAAGACCTAGGTGAATCACTTAACCACATTATCACATACGAAGCATTGAAGCGATGAAGAACAATCTCTGGGTAGAAAAGTATCGTCCCACAACAGTAGAAGAATATGTTTTTGTTGATGAACGACAAAAACAACAAGTAGAAGGCTGGATCAGTTCTGGTACTATCCCGCATCTGTTACTAAGCGGTGACCCCGGTACAGGCAAGACTACTCTTGCAAAAGTATTGATTCATCAATTGGACGTACAAGAGTATGATGTACTAGAAATTAATGCGAGTCGTGAAAACGGTATTGATAACATGCGTGATAAAATCAATGGGTTTGTACAAACAATGCCCTTTGGTAACTTTAAAGTCGTATTGTTAGACGAGGCAGATTATCTTACAGCGGCAGCACAAGCGGCATTGCGTAATGACATGGAAGCTTATGCAGGAACTGTTCGTTATATTCTAACTTGTAACTATCAACATAAGATTATCCCTGCACTTAAGAGTCGTTGTCACGAATTTCATATCACTAAAACTGATATGACAGAATTTACTGCACGTGCGGCAACTGTATTGGTCACTGAGAACGTTCAATTTGATTTGGACACACTGGACAGTTATGTTCGTGCTACATATCCTGACTTGCGTAAGTGTTTGAATCAAGTTCAAGTCAATAGCAGTACAGGAACATTGCTTCCTCCAGTCAGTATTGGTAATAGTGAAGATGAATTGTTGCTTGAAGCCACTAGTTTGTTTAAGACTGGTAAAGTCATTGAGGGTCGTCAACAACTAATGCAACATCTTGCATTATATCCAACACGTATTGAAGATACATATCGTTGGATGTACAATAACTTAGACTTGTGGGGCAAATCCCCAGAACAAAAAGACCAAGCAATCATTGTGATTCGTAATGGTTTAGTCAATCTATCAATGGTTGGCATTCCTGAAATTAGCTTGGCAGCAACATTAGCAGAACTAACAACATGAGATATCTATTAGTAACTTACGTAAAAAAAGCCGACGGCAAGATTGATGAGTTGGTTGGTATAGGTAAGAAAATTAAAAGAGCCGACCATCAAACAGTCAACATCATTATGGATTTTAAAGAACGTGTAGTTGATAAGTGTATTATTGACGGCAATCAGGTTGATACTGATTGGGATAAATTGTTTGCATATTACAAAGGTGTTTATCCTGCTATCGTTGATAGATTGTCCGAAGAGAATGGCTGGAGAGGGGAAGTACTCTCCCCCTCTGACTCAGATGACCAGGTTACTGATATAGACCCAAAATATGTTCAATAATTTTGTGTCGTTGAACGTCTTTCCGTTCAAACTTGCATAACTGCAAACCTGGTATCACCCCCTTCCCCAAACGATTTTGTAGGTCTAGTAGCCCGTTGTCGGCTGATTTTCTGTCGGCTTGTTCAATATCGCCAGTAACTACAATCTTACTGCCAATGCCGATTCTAGTCATAATCATTTTGAGTTGACTAGGTGTACAATTTTGAGCTTCATCTAATACTACGTAACTTCTTTTAAAGTTGCGACCTCTACAGAAAGCTAGTGGTGCAATTTCAATTACCTGTTCTTCCAGCATGTACGCAATTTCTTTTGCTGTGTAGTATTCACGTAATACATCAAGCAATGGACGAGTCCATGGCTCCATTTTTGCGTTCAAATCTCCTGGTAAAAACCCATGCTTTTCATCATCTACGCCCACTGCAGGACGTGTCAGAATAATCCGTTCACATTCTCCAGCTTTCATAGCCTTAATCGCCGCTTGCATAGCTAGATAAGTCTTACCAGTACCCGCAGGACCACTAACCACTACTATATCCGTTTTTGGATCTAGTAATGCTAAGATGTATTTTTCCTGATTGATTGATTTGGGTATTAGTTCTATATGCCTGTTAGTTGATTTAGGTTTTGACGAGTTAAAGTTGATTGTTTTTGATTCCTGTGTGTAGTATGTGTTTTCTTGTTTTTAGAATATGACGTTCTAGCTTCTTGCTCCTGTCGGAGAGCACCAGTTTTTCTTTTGCTCAAGTTAAATTCTCCTATTGAAATGAGAGTTTGATGTCCTCTCACACTTATTTAAGACTTTTGGTAGTGCGTATAGTAGTCATGTATTTCTCACACATATTATGATAAATATTAGGCTAACCCCGGCATTTCTTAAATCAACATAATAAGTTTTTAAATGATAAATACTTTATTATGAAGTCACCAACAACCGATTTTTTCACAGATATTGATTATCCTAGTATTATTGACAGTATCAAGGGTATTTTCACCAGCGATGCTTCCTTATCCACATTACTAGACTTTGAACGAGTTATAGATGAAGCAGATATGTACGCTTTTCAGAACTGGGATTTGGGTGAATTAGTTGACGGTCCAAAGATTAAAAAATACACGGTGGCATGTATTTTTATGTACCCAGTCAAACTAATGCCCGACCCAAGAGCAGGCAAAAGAATTATCAAGTTGGGTTGCACAATTCACTTTAAAAAGACAAAAATTAAAGTACCTATCAAGATTGATAGCCCTGACGATTACAAAGCCGGAACACATTTCCCTAAGATGATTAAACGTGAAGTTTGGTTAGTTCGTATTGAGATTCCAAAACAGTTAATGAATGATATCCGAGAAGGTAGTATTGACTTAGCTGGTCAGAACATTGAGTTGGACGAGTTGGATGACGCATACGAAAAAGACTATGACAAAGAAGGTCAGGATCAAGAAGGTGATATGAGTCAACAAACATTGGGTGGTCAAGGTGTACCTCCCCCAGCACCAGGTGCAGTCCCGGGCGGACAACCTCTAGGAATGTAATATGAGAAAAGTACTTGTTGAAGGTTTAGACCACTTAGATTTTGAAAATCAAATTATTCCAACAGTATCAGTTGATGAATATGAAGCTAAATCCGGTGAGAACGATGAAATTATTACTTTTTCTTTTATAGTTAAAGGTAAAGCAATTGGTGAAGATTTATGTGATTGGATCATTAAGGGATATGATTACGTAAATGATTGTGAAGTCAGCGAAGGTGAGCTAATGGCTAATCGCTTTGTTGTGTTTGTAGAAACAAATCGTAGAAGCAAAGCACCAGAAAGATTATTAGAGATATTAGAAGATTTAGAAACATTGACTGGCTTATCAGTGGATCAATGGACAGTTAAAATCAATGGTAAAGAATACGAACCAGACTTAAACACATTAAAGCAAAACATGATTACCATACCATTAGAATATCGTGAACAACATGAAGATGGTGAAGAAGAAGTTGTTGATATGGCAGATATTGATGACGTTGATTTAAACGAAATGAGAAACATTGCTGGATTACCCAATGCAAATGTTTATAAAGAAAAAGATAGTTTATTAAAAGATTTTATTGCAAAGGCAGGATTATAAAATGGCAACATTATTAGCAAAAAAAGCAGATGGCTCTATGCCATTAGCAAAGACAGATGACCATCACGAAGCAATGGCAGCAGATCCAACAGTATCGGCATTCCCTGCAGGTAGCAGTTTTGGTAGTTTATCACCAGCTCCTGCTGCAGGTGGATTTGGTAGCTTTGGAAATGTAATTCCAGGCGCACAAGGTCCATCAGTGATGACACCCCCAACTAATCAAGGAAGTTCTAATATGGCAAGTACAGTAACAGTAACACAAAATCAAGCAGAGTCACTAAAGAGTGGTGGCGGTGCAATGAGCGAAGGTGGAGAATCCACTGTAGCATTAGACAAAGACGCAACAGATTGGATCAACAAAAAAATGCGACCTATGATGGGTTGGATTTATATGTTGACATGTACTTGTGACTTTGTAATTTTCCCAGTACTATGGTCTGTATTACAAGCAATGAGTCATGGTTCAGTAACAAGTCAATGGCAACCATTAACATTGCAAGGAGCAGGATTGTATCACATTGCAATGGGTGCAGTTCTAGGTATTGCCGCATACGGTCGTACAAAAGAAAAAGTAGCAGGAGTAGCATAAAAATGGCATTACTTACATATAACCCATACAGTTTAACAGATACAGAACTATTTGGATCAACTACTCAGGGCATTGCAATGCAAGCAATGATTACAACCTGGGAAACTAAGGCAGGTTTACCTTCGGTGAATACACTCAGAGCAACTACTACTGCTTCACGTACTGGATTTGGTGGATTTGGATTTGGAAGTAGCGGATCTTCAGCGGCAATTATGTCTGCTCGCCAAAAGAGTGTACAATTACCAAGAATAATTTTAGCAGATGCCTCTGTTCCGTTACAGGCTATGACTATACTAGAAGCCTCATTAAAAAATAAATATTCAACGCCACAAATTGTAGGGATGACGCCTGTCATCCGTGGTGGCTTTGGCATGGTTATTCCTAGTCGCCCAATATATGGTCCGCCAGGAGGGGTTGTTGCAGAAAGAAATGCTATTGTAACCAATAAAGAAAGTGAAGGTACTGTTATTTTTAAATTTAATGGACAAACTTATATATATTGGGCAAGAGAATATAGATTAATGCAACTGGCTGCTGAATCAATGAGAAGTTCTTATGCTGGCGTGGGAATTAATTTAGCTATTTAATATTGCATAATAAATATTGACAACAGCATACTAACTGTGCTATAATCAATCTATGGAACACTATCAAACCCTGGGGGTAGACAAAACTGCTACCCCCGAAGATATCAAACGAGCATACCGCAAACTAGCAAATCAACATCATCCTGACAAAGGTGGTGATACTGCTATGTTTCAAAAGATTCAAACTGCTTATGAAACACTAAGCGATCCACAAAAGAAACAACAATACGATACTCCAAATCCGTTTGGTGGTGGAGGTCCAGGAGGCTTTCACTTTACTACAGGAACTCCTTTCGGTGGCGGATTCAATTTTAACTTTGATCCAAGAAGTGGAATGGACATAAATGATATGTTTGGACAAATGTTTGGGCATCAAAGACAACAACGTCCAACATTTAAAACTACAATTTGGATCACATTAGAACAAGTATTAACCGGTGGTGAACAAGTATTACAGTTTAGAACACATTCAGGTAATCAAACAATCCGTGTTGACATTCCAAAAGGTATAGATAACGGTGGACAAATGCGCTATGACAATCTTATACCCGATGGTGTGTTAATCATTGAATTTAGAGTACATGCTAATGACAAATTCAGACGAGAAGGTTTAGATTTATATAGTGATGTAGATATATCAGTATTAGACTTGATTGTAGGTACTGACATTGAATTCACTTCATTGGCTGGTACCAAATTCAATTTAGGTGTTAAACCCAAAACACAACCTAACACTAAAGTGCGTGTAGCCGGTCAAGGGTTGCAAGTAAATGGTCAAATGGGTGACCAATATGTATTGCTCAAACCCATAGTTCCTGATAAAATAGATAACGCAATATTAGATGCTATATTGCAATCCCGAAACAAGTAAATAAGATTTTAAGGAAACAAGTATGCACAGTTCAGTAGAAATAGAAGCAATTATCGAACAGGCTATTGAATTTGCTAAACAACGCAAGCATCAATATTGCACGGTAGAGCATTTGTTGTTGGCGTTAGTCAATCACCCGCCCTTTAATAAATGTTTAGACCAGTATGGTGCTGACGTAACTAATCTATCCAAAGAAATAGGTATTTATTTAGACAGCTTACGTGCTATCCAAGTTAATGTTAATCCTGGTGAAGAAGTTCAACCTAGAAAGACTAATAGTTTAGAACGCACTATCAATCGTGGTGTTACACAAGTTCTTTTTACTGGTCGTAAGACAATTACAACCATTGATTTATACTTAAGCATAAGTGCAGAGACAAACAGTCATGCACATTACTTTTTATTGAAGTATGGCATTGTTAAAAATGAATTTGTTCCATTCTGGCAGAAACATTACAAAGGTGGTAATTATACTTCCGCACTAAGTGATAATCAAGCAGATGATATTTTAGAAGAATACACTACTAATCTAACACAGTTAGCTAAAGATGGTAAGCTTGAACCAATGATTGGTCGTAGTAAAGAAGTTGATGACATTGTAAATGTATTGGCTAAGCGATTCAAATCAAACGTATTAATGGTTGGCGACCCCGGTGTAGGTAAGACTGCTATTGCAGAAGGTCTAGCACAGCAAATTGTAGATGAACAAGTTCCAGAATTCTTAAAGGATCACGAATTATATTCACTTGAAGTTGCTAATCTACTTGCTGGAAGTAAATATCGCGGTGACTTTGAAGAAAAGATTAAAAATGTATTGCAAGCATTGAATACAAAACGTAAAGCTATCCTATTCATTGACGAAGCACATACCATGAAGGGTTCTGGAAATGCTAGCGGTGGTGGTGTTGACTTTGCCAATATGATTAAACCCGCAATTACTAAAGGTACACTAAAAGTCATAGCAAGTACAACTTGGGAAGAATTCTACGAGAGTTTTGAGAAGGATCGTGCATTAATGCGTAGGTTCTATCGTGTATCTATTGATGAACCAAGTAAAGAAAGTACAGTTCGTATTCTTAAAGGTCTTAGTGTTAGACTGAATGACTTCCATAGTGTAGAGATTACAGATGATGCAATCAATACAAGTGTAGAATGTGCTATTCGTTATATTCACGACCGCAAGAATCCAGATAAATCAATTGACTTGTTGGATGCGGCATGTGCTAAACAACGTGTGCTTGAGAATGTTGGTGCATTAATCACTAAAGAGTTGATACACGAACAAGTTGAACGATATACAGGTGTTCCTGCTGATAAGATGAGTGATGTTACAGACGATAGAATCAAAAACCTTGAATCTAACATCAAAGACAAACTATATGGTCAGAATGAAACAGTAGATAAAGTACTTGAGCGTGTATATGTATCATTTGCTGGTATCGGTAACGAAACTAAACCAACATGTAGTTTCTTGTTCTTAGGTCCAACTGGTACAGGTAAAACAGAGTTAGCTAAGTTGCTATCTAAGAACCTTGATATGCCATTACTCAAGTACGACATGAGTGAGTTCAGTGAGAAACATGCTATTGCTAAGTTCATTGGTGCACCCCCAGGATATGTTGGCTTTGGTGAAGGTGAATTAGGTGGCGGTAAGCTTATCAATGACTTGAGCAAGAACCCATATTCAATTTTGTTGTTTGATGAAGTTGAAAAGGCACATCCAGAAGTCTTTGACGTATTCTTACAATTGCTTGATGAAGGTCGAGTTACAGGTAGCAACGGTAAAGAAGTCAATGCTAAAAACTGTATCATTATTATGACCAGTAACTTGGGCAGTAGTGACGGTGAACGCAATCAAATTGGTTTCGGAGCACAAGAACGTAGTGGTGATGATGATAAAGCATTGAAAGAGTTCTTTAAGCCAGAGTTTAGAAATCGTATTGACATGGTTTGTAAGTTCAACAAACTAGATATGTTGGCTATTAAGAAGATTGTTATTAAGTTCACGGATGAATTGAAGAAAAGCCTCAGAAATGTACATGACATTACTCTTAACTTAAGCGAACCGGTTGTTGAATATCTTGCAGAACACGGTTATGATAGCAAGATGGGCGCACGTCCTCTAAGTCGTAAAATTGATGAGTTGATTCGTGTACCATTGAGTAAGAAGATTCTTTTTGAGAAGATTAAGAGTAGCACCGTTACGGTAAACTTAGTAGACAATGTAATTGTGTTTGACGTAACACAAAAAATCAATGTAGAAGTAGATAGTAATGGATTCATTAATGTCGTCAGCTAAATTACCAGATATAGATTTAATTGACTATCGGGATGTATTGTATTACGGTAAGTATAGATACCGTGCTAGAGTAACAATGCCGGGACTAGCATGGATACATGGATGTGATACAATGCTAGACTATTTAAAACGATTAGATAATAATCGTAGATATTATGATTCTAGCCGAATAGCCGCAATTGACCTAGATGATATTGAGAGTTTTATTGAGTGGCGCAATGTTAATGTTAAAACAAACAAAACATGCACCATCAGAGTTGAGAGTAATACTGCTGGTGTTTTTAGCAATGATTTGACTTTGTTACAAACATTGAGGGGAATGACATCTAATATAGATGTGAGCGAAATCATTGATATTGCTCCTACAGGTATCAAAACCTTCGTAAAAGAGCCCAAGCATAAATATCGTGTTTATCTTAAAAGTAAGCGTGTCAAGGATACTTTTAAAGATGAATTATCAGAGTTCATACACAGATATAAGAACACCAAAACTGTTATTGTCCCTAGTGATGCCCTACGTCATTGGCTAAAAGGGCACTATAAATCTTGGCATATAAACTACTGTTCAGCACATTATTATATTGAATTTGACGAAGAAAGCACCAATACATTACTTTCAATGATGTTTGGGGATATGATTAAGCGCAGATTCAAACTAGAGAAGCGTCAGGATTAAAGATAAATACTCTATTAATTGGAGTATTTAACCATGGCAAAGATTGTCGAAGATGTATTAGTCATCAAATTCAGCAAAATCGTTAAGGATAGTGAAGGGGAAGTTACAAGCGTAGCTAACCATGAGGTTCAACAAGCACTAGAACAAGTCGCACAAGAGTTAGTTGGCGACTCCGTAGTCGTTGAGGTCGTAAAAGCCTAAGATAAATATCTTATAAAAACGGAGTATTACAATATGGCTAAAATTGCCCAAGAGATAGTTACTATCAAATTCACAAAAGTTATTGCATCGGACGATAGTCCATCTTTTGTATCGTCAGCCGCATTAAAAACCTCAATGGAAGGTATCATTCAGGGACTATTTGGCACAGATACTATCGTAGAAATTACAAATACTGCTAATGTTACATTGGTTGGTAACTCTGTAGCGGTAACCGGCGCTTCTGGTACTGGTGACATTGCTACATTAACATTTGACACACAAGCAGATGCGCCCTTTTTACCAGGACAGAGTATATTAGTTACTCAAGTTACCCCGATAGAATACAATGACACCTTTACAGTAGTTACATGTAGTGATTCATCAGTATCTTTTGTTTCAACAGCTTCCGGAAACACAGCTTTTGTATCTGGTGTTGGAACAATTGCTGAGGTAGCATAATGAGCCAAATCACTACACAAATACTGTTCCCGCAAACAGTGTATAATAACGTATCAACAGTAACTGGTGAAAGAAAACCAGCAGCCAATTATCATTTAGGCAACAGAGATACACAAACACTGTTGTGGAATTTAAGTAATGTAAGTGGTAGAATCCTTATTCAAGCTACATTAGTAGAAAATCCATTAGGTAGTGATTGGTTCACTGTACATACTATCCAAGCAACTAATCTAACACAAATCAGTTATGCTAACATTCAAGGCAACTTTGTTTGGATGAGAGCGCAAATAAATATGTTCAGTCAAGGAACAATTCAAAGTATTAAGGTAAGTTACTAAAATGAAATTATTTGAAGGTGGAAACATTTGGCCAGACGTTGAGACTAACTTTGATCCGTCTGTTGTCGGAAAGCCACTGTCTGATACTACGCAACAATACCTAGCACCATTGGGAGTTACATTAGAAGTAATTGGTTCATGCTGGAAGCCTCGACAAGATGCAAATGGCAATGTTGTCCCATCAAATGATTTAGATTCAATGGTAGAATTGTCTACTTTAATGCAACAGTTTCAAACAAAAGATGCATCAGATACTCGCCGAGCATTGGCAGATTTTTTAAATAAACAAAACATTGAAACAAGATTGGCAGGTGTAACTGTACATTCTAAAATCCCAATGGATAATAAGTTCTATCAAGTTGACATTAAAGTTGTAAAAAATGCTCACAAAGTTGCAGTATATCATAGACATGAAATTCCACAAGGTAGTCCTTATAAGGGTGTGAACAAACAACTAGTTATGAATGCACTTGCTAGTACACAGGGTATGCTATGGAGTCCTGACGAAGGATTATATAAGCGTGATTCGGCTGGTAAAAAAGCTGAATTACTAAGTGATGATTGGGATACTATTGCACAGTACCTATTAGGTAGAGGTGCAAAAGGTGCTGACTTAGGTAGTGTAGAATCAATGATGGCAAAGATACCTGATCCTAAGCGCAAAGAAGAAATTATGAGTTCAGCACGTGCTGGACGTAGTTGGCAACAAGCTACACCAAACGTAAATGAATGGTTTCGTAATATATTGGAGATATTAAAATGAGAATAACTGAGATTATAACTGAAGCGGTTAATCCTGCACAACAGGCAGCAATTGCTATTGCTAAGAAAAAGAAAAAAAGAGTTTCAGAAGGCTCAGACAGCCAACTAGATATTAATCAATTAGCCGCAATTAGTGATGCAGCCTTAGATGCAGCCTATGGATATGGTCGTAGCAGTCCAGGTAATACATTTGGATGGCAAGCTAACTTGAAATCAGCCGCTTATGCTAAACAAATGATTGATAAGGGTGTTACTGATATTGAAGCAATCAGTGATGCTATCCATAAAGGTTGGAATGTAACAGCAAGAGCATTCGTGCAAGATCCAGATCAATTTGACGACACAGAAAAATTAAAGGCTGCTGGCAAACTAGAAGCAAAACTTCAACAACGAGAAAAGTTAATGAACATTGGATATGCACAGTTGTCTGATGAAGAACAAGAAAAGGATCGTGTAGTTGCTAGAGCATTATTACAAGCATTGACAGGTCAGCAAGGTGTGGCGGAAGACTGGAACAAAGTTAATAAGAAAGACAAGACTTCCGGAATGAGTCAAAAGGCTGTGAATGCTTATCGTAGAGAAAATCCAGGTAGTAAGTTAAAGACTGCGGTAACAACTAAGCCAAGTAAATTAAAGAAAGGCAGCAAAGCTGCCAACCGTCGTAAAAGTTTCTGTGCTAGAATGGGCGGCAACAAAGGTCCTATGAAAAAGCCTAATGGTAAACCTACCCCCAAAGCATTGGCACTACGCAGATGGAATTGTGAGAGTATAGAAGAATTGCAAGAATTAGTAATGCTTGCCGAACAGTTTGTGCAAAAAAACAGAAAATGAAATTATCAGACGTATTATTATTTGAAGCGGCAGCACCGGGCGTTGGACGTAAGTACCAACACATAGAGGACCTCGTCATTTCAAATGGTAGTAGCGGCGGACTACATGCAGTTGAGCGTATGAGTCACATGGTCGACAACTATGATTCAATTGAATTAAAATGGGACGGCATGCCAGTTATGTATTGGGGTCGTGATGAAAAAGGTGTCTTTAGACTGATACCAAAGAATGCGTGGGCTTATCTAGGTCGAGGTTCAATGCAAACTAAAGCAGGTGTAAATACATTACCAAACAATCCACAAGATATTATGAATTTTATCTTGGGTACAGGTGGCGGTGCAGATGCTAGTCGTACACAATTTGCTAAACAAGTAGCAGACTTGTGGCCGTTGTTTGAACAGATTAGTCCTGATTCAGGTTACTTAGAAGGTGGTTTATTGTTTTATCCCGGTGTCAAGCCGGACGGGGAAACTGCAATGCCTGTGTATAATAAAAACACAAAAACATTTGACTTTAAACCAAACATTACTGGGTTTCATATTCCAGCAAATAGTAAATTAGGTAAACAAATAGGTAAACCTGAACAACTAAATGCAAAGTTAATGGTTGCTTCTACTGGTTGGTTCCCTACATTGGGTAGCAGTGACGAAGGTAGATATCCAAATGCAGAGAATTTATCTAAGCCAGGCATCATTGTACAAGGCACTACATACGTGGAAGAAATGCCCGGTGTTGACACAAGTTATATTGACAAAGTTGGTAGCTTTATTAGTAGTAACGCTAATGTCATTGATAATTATCTTGCACCTAAAAAGGGACTAAGCAAACCAGGTGGAATATTATACACATATCTTAACACTCATTTAAGAACACAAGGACTAGTACAAGATTTCCCAGCATGGGCACAAGCTAATCTAAGCGAAGGTCAAGCACAAGGAATGTTAGCAGACCAAAAAGGTTATGAAGCAACATTAGGTGCGGTTGAAGGACTTACTAATGCTAAGATGCAAATCATCAAGTCACTAAGTATTGGATTACATGGTGGGATTATGCAAACTAATCCAGAAGGATACGTACAAGCACACCCTGAAATTAGTTTTGATAATCCACTTCCCGGACAATTCTTAAAATTAATTGACCAACAAAACTGGGCGCCAAAGAAGATTACTGAAGCGGTAGCAAAACCTGCACAACCTAAGGTAGATGCGGTAGTTGGTTGGGGACGTGGCATGGGACATAAAGGTCACATGTTATTAGCACAAGCAGTTATTGTTCAAGCACAAGAATCAAAGGCAACACCATTTTTCTTTGTGTCACAAAAGATGGGGAAAGATGACCCGTTAACTCCAGAAGAAAAACTTTATATATACAAGAAAAATTTCCCGCAACATGCAGGCATATTTCATACTGGTCAAAGTTTGAATCAGATATTTCCTAGTTTAAGCAGTCAGTATAAAAATATTATTTTAGTTTTGGGTAAGGCTGAAGTACCAGAATTTCAATGGTTAGTTAGACCAGACAAATCTGGAGCTGTTCCTTATCAAAGCTATGGACTAGAAAGTCTACAAATCATTCCGCGACAACAAGTAAATGATCCTGCACAAAGTGAAGAAGGACCAAGAGCAACACCAATGCGTGAGATATTAAAAGAACCTAACGCAACAGAAGAACAACAATTTGCATACTGGCGTGAAGCAATGCCCGATGCATTAAGTGACGCAGAGGTATTAGAATTTATGAACAGAGCAAAATCAAGACTAAACGTACCTAAACAAGTAAAAGAACCAAAACAAAAAGCAGTTAAACAAATCAAAGACAAAGCACTGAAAGAAAGTGTTATTGATATTGTTCGTAAAGCTAAGCCACTACTTAAAGAAGCATCATTAGAAAAGAAAATTCAATTTGTTAAGTTAATGAAGGTTGCATTAAAAGAGGGTTTTGATGAACGTATGGCATTGATTCGTAAGTTAGTTAGTACTGGAAATTACGATGCAAGTGATTTGGAACTAGCTAGCGATGAGGAATTACAACAATTATTGGCTAACGAAGAAGGTGAAGTCAACGAAGTAACCAAACAATCTGCTATTAAGCAATATCAGGATGTTCAGAATTATAAAGATAAACCGTCACCTAAACAAGACGACAAAGAGTTTGTTAAGATTACTGTCAATCGCCCTAAAAAAGCGGGAATTAACGAATCATCTGATTTTTTAGACGAAAAATAAAAATATTTCGTACTGCTCCTCAGTGTGTAAATAATTATACATTTTAACGAGGACCAAATGGCAACAAAGAAAACCAAAAAAACCGAAGAGAAAACTGTACCAGTAGAAATGGTACAGGAAATCGCTGAAAAAGCGGCAGCAGAGCAAACACAAGCTCAAGGAAATCAAGTTCAAGTTAACGTTGATTTCTTGCGTACTACCCGTGTGCATATCGCTATGCCATGTTACGGTGGTATGTTGACTGAATCAACTTTCATGTCATTCATCAAGTGGGCTAACACCGCCCGTCAACTTGGTATTGACTGGACATTGGAAACAATGGTTAACGAGAGTCTTATCAGTCGTGCCCGTAACACACTAACAGCTAAATTCCTAGAACAAAAAGATTCAACACATTTAATGTTCATTGATGCTGATATTGGTTGGGAACCATGGCACTTGTTAGTATTGCTAAACCGTGATGTAGACGTTATCGGTGGATTGTATCCGATGAAGACTATGCCTATCAAGTGGGTAGTTAATGGATTTGAAGGTGCTGAAGAAGGTACTGATGGATTCCAAGAAGTAAGTAAAGCAGGTACAGGATTTTTGTTAATGAAACGTCATGTATTTGAGAAACTTAAATCTCATCCAGCTGTTAAGCAATACAAAAATGACATTGGATTAGATCCAAAATACGACCAACACTTAAAGACATACTTTGACACAGCAGTTCGTCAAAATCGTTACTACAGTGAAGACTGGACATTCTGTGAAAACTGGCGTGATATCGCAGGTAAAGTATATGTTGATAAACGTGTATTACTACGCCACTCAGGTTCATATGTATTCTGTATGGAAAATCAACAACATTTAATGGACACAATCGGTCCTATGTATGTTCAAGATGTACAGAAGAAGCAACAAGAACAACAAGCCATCTCAGCTACAACAGTTGATGCAACACCTCAAGAAACTACTATAGAAGCAGCCGCTTAATAGTAGACTTCTTACCCCCTAGGGCTAACACAGGCAACTGTGTTAGCCTTTTTGCATAAATACACATATGAATTTAAAAGAATTAGACAGTTTCAAGCTACATGACGCAATATATTTCCATGATAACTTAAATCATGCGATTTTTGCGGGTGATATTATGCGTGATGACGTAAGAGAGCAATTATTGTTAATTGCGGGAGACTTCATTGACCATCTAGGACTTGACAATCTACAAGTAATGGACATTACATTGTCCGGTAGTAATGCTGCCTTTACTTATACAAAACACAGCGATATTGATTTGCATATCTTAGTAGATATGAGTAAATTAAATGACGAATTAGTTTACCGTGAATTGTTTCACGCTAAAAAAACATTATATAACGATACACACAACATTCTAGTAAATGGATATGAAGTAGAATTATATATACAAGACGCTAATGAACCCGTTATCAGCTTGGGTGAGTATAGTATTTTAAATGACAAATGGCTCAAGCTACCCAAAAAATCACGTGCTAATCTAGACCAAATATCTGCAAAGTTAAAGTTTAATAAAATGCGTGACTTGGCTAAAGTAGCATTAAAACACAATGATCCAAACAAGATACAAAATGTAATAGACAAGATTAAGAAATATCGCAAAAACGGATTACATTTACACGGTGAGTTTGGTCCTGAGAATTTAGCATTTAAAGCCTTGCGTAGTAAAGGTATTATTAAAAAATTGTTTGACAGACTCAACATTCTACATAGTGAAAGATTAAGTTTACCAGAAAGTGCTAGTGGATATATCCCTAGCTATAAAGAAAGAAATGATCCTAGATACAAGACAGCATTAACAGTTGACATTGGTCCAACAACTATGCAACAAAATGCTAGCAAGCTAGGTAGTAAGATAAGTCGTGCGGGTATACCCCCACTTCTAAGGTCATAATAAGGAAAAGAAATGCCACAAGATCCAGAACAAGTATTCGTAAACTCGGGCGCAGATCCGGGACTAGTAGTAGGTTCAAGCTCTACTCCCTATATTGATAATGTACGATATCCAACTGAAGAAGTTGCACCTACAACTATTGTCAACATCGTTCAATATAACTTAAATACGATTGGTGCAAACAACCAAGTATTAATTAATAGAAATAATGAAGCAGCCGGTGATGAAGAACTTACCTATGATGCAAATACAAATATATTAACTGCTGAAACATTAAGTGTCGGTCGTATTAATGTAGCCGTAAAGGCTAATTTAGGTCTAGCGTCACGTGTTTCAATTACTGGTGGTAGTTCTGGTTATGTTCTTAGTACAGATGGTTCTGGTAATTTAAGTTGGATTAGTCAGCAAGTTGCAACTACAACTTGGTCTAGTTTAACCGGTAAACCCACATTTGCGAATGTTGCAACGTCAGGTAATTATAATGACTTAGCAAATATTCCAACTGGAATGGCTAGTACAACTTATGTAGATAACAAAATTGCTAACGTTACATATGCAAATTTAAGTGGTACCCCAACATTAGCAACAGTTGCCACAACAGGTGCATACAATGATTTATCTAACCTACCAAGTTTAAGTGGAGTAGCACTAAGTGGTAACTACAATGACTTATCAAATCGCCCAAGCATCCCTAGCATTAGTGGTTTAGCTACAGAAATTTATGTAGACAACAAAATTGCCAATGTAACTTATGCTAATTTAAGTGGTACACCAATTATTCCAACTCATACTAGTAATATTATTAATGATAGCAATTATCTAGTTTCAAGTGATTTGAGTGACTATGCAACAACAAGCAGTTTAAGTAGTTATGCATTGACGACTGACATACCCACTGATTTGGCTGATTTAACAGATACAACTTTATTGATACCAACAGACATTGCTAACTTAGCAGATGCAACTAATTTATTGACTGCTAGTGGCATAGCATTAACTGATATTAGTGTTGGTACACCTAATACAGCAAGCGGCGGCGGTGATGTATCTTATGATAATACAACCGGTGTGTTTACATATACTCCACCAGTAATACCTGATGTTACTGGGTTTGCATTAGCCAGTGATATTCCAACAGATATTGCTAATTTAGCAGATGCAACTAATTTATTGACTAGTGGTATAGCTTTAACAGATATAAGTATTGGTGCTGATAATTCAGCAAGTGGCGGTGGTAGTTTGTCATACGCCAATTCAACCGGTGTATTTACGTATACTCCACCGGTCATACCTGCAGCACAAATTCAAAGTGACTGGACACAAGCAACTAATACAGAATTAGACTATATTAAGAACAAACCTACATTAGTTACTAATTTAGATAGTTTAAGTGATGTTACTATTACTAGTGCTAGTAGCGGACAAGTATTAAAATATAACGGTACTGCTTGGGTAAATGATACTGATAGCACAGGCGGTGGTGCAAGTACAGGCAATATTACATTTGACGGTGATAATATAGGATCCAGTAATGATGTTGTTAATATCGTTGGTAATAACTATGCACAATTAGAAAGCAATGAAAATTTTATCTGGGTAGAAGAAACTTATGCCGCTATAGCAGTTAATGATTATGAATGGACTTTCCATGATGATGCTGTATTGACAATTGCTAATGGTGCTAATATTTCTCAAACGACGGATAATGGTGGACAAAAAACATTTAATATCACACCACCTGACACTAGTGATTTTGAAGTAGTAACAGTTGACGGTGATATTAGATTACAAACTGCTAATTCTGATGGTGGTCCTACTGTAACTTCTACATGGACATTTGATAAGGGTGGTAACTTATCATTACCCCAAGGTACTATCTTAAGTGAAACAGCCAACTCAACAACCATCACACCACCGAATGCATTGTCTGGGCAGGGTTTAGTAGTTCGCCTAACAGGGTCTCAAGGAATTGCTTCCGATCATCCAGGTGGATTTGCTGACGGTGATACTATAACTATAACTATAATTCCTGATTATAACCTTGCCCAAGTTACTGGAACAGTAGATTATACATTTACCGGAGCTACTAGTCAACAATTGGGTCGTGCGTTAACAGGTACATTGACATTTACTAGTGAGCCTTCTAAACAAATAACTTGGACCATACCAGTTTCAAGTACTATGACAACTTTCACTATCACCCTTAGCAATGCTGTAGGGTTTAGTATTGTTGGATTACAAAATTCACCCCTTACATTAACAACATCTGGTAGTACTGAAGACCATCATATTCACTTGATAGCAGGTGATCCTTCAATTACTGACATATATCTAGGTGATGATGACCAGTATGTTAAGATTGAAAGAAACGGTGGTAATGTTCTTATTGGTACTAATACAAATACTAAACAATGGACCTTTGACACAAATGGCGCGCTAACATTCCCAGGTGGTGAAACATTTGAAAATGGACAAATAACAGCGACTGCAAATGGACAGGCTGTGTTAGCCGACAATGCACTTAATAATTTTATCTGGGTTGATAGTAATGGTGCGTATATTGAAACAGATGATGGCACAGAAAATACCTGGACATTCGGTGATGATGGTAATTTATCAATGCCAGGTAATACTGTTGTATCAGCACCGGACAACACAGCATTAAGAATACGCACTTCAGGTAGTGCATACGGTGCAACTACCCTTGAATATGTAAATGACATAAATGGCGTAATACCATATAACGCTAAGGTTAGAGTAGCAGAGCAGGGCGTGTCTATTAGTACATCGGGTGATAGTTGTCAATGGTTGTTTGATCCTAATGGTAAATTAACTATACCAAATGATGGTGCAGGTAATGGTGCAATTTATTCCGAAGCCGCTAATGTACAGTTGTACACTAATAAAACCGGTGACGCTAGGGTAAATATTCGTTCTAAAGGTACTACTGGTGACAAGACCTGGGCATTCAAAGACAACGGAGAAGTAGAGTTCCCAGACAACACAGTACAAACCACTGCATACAGAAACAGACCTCTAAACAATTTAAACTTAGATGGTGGTAGTGCAAGTACAGTTTTTGAAATTGACATGGCATACGTTGATGGTGGAGGAAGTTTCTTGCGCGGCATTCTATCACAAGACATATATGACGGCACTGATGGTGGTTCAACCACAACACAATTTAATAACATATTAGACGGAGGTCAAGCATAATGGCAAATAGAATTCAAATAAGACGAGACAGTGAAGATAACTGGGAGAGAATAAATCCAACGTTGTCTGACGGTGAACTAGGATTAAATTACGATAACAATCAAATTAAGATCGGTGATGGGACAAACACTTGGACTAGCTTATCTTATAGTAGTTCTAGTACAGGTAATGTTACATTCAGTGACCAAGTTATAGTAGGTACCGGCGACATTGATGGTGGTGGTAGCGGATTATATTTGTCTCCGGGCGCTAACAGCACAGCTAATCTACAATATCTCAGAGTGCGTGGTGGAGATGACAGTGGTCACATTCATTTGGACACAGGCAACAACACAATATATGACCAATTCTTCGGCAATGATGACAAGTATCTTAAATTAGAAGCTGGCGCCACCGGTAATATAGTAATAAGCACAGACGGAACCTATGAATGGCAATTTGGCAGCGATGGAGATTTAACACTGCCACAAGGTACTACTATAAGTGAAGCAACAAATATTGTTACTGTTACATTAGACCAGTTCACTGACGGCGGCTATCCCGGCACACAGGTGTTCACCAAACTCAGTGACACATTATATCAAGCATTACCAAGTGGACCAACTATGGGATTGGTTGGTGGACTTTGGAAACTTGCAGTTGGGGTTTCTGTTTATTATGAATCATTAGACCTTATAACTTGGACAGCACTTGGTGGTGCATTACCTGCACCGGTTGGTACTCCAGAAATATTGGAAATACTGAATCTAACAGTAGTTGACAAAGTTTGGGCCTTAGATGATAATGGGAATATAACATTACCAACTAATAGTTCTAGCATTAACTATGCTAATGGTACTAGTATACTAAGTGGATTGGGTGCCGGCGGTATAGCATTAACAGATATAAGTGTTGGTGCACCAAATTCAGCGAGTGGCGGTGGTAGCTTATCATACGCAAATACAACCGGTGTATTCACATATACTCCACCGGTGATACCTGATGTTAGTGGGTTTGCATTATCTACTGATATACCTGATGTTAGTGGATTTGCATTATCTACTGATATACCTGATGTTAGTGGGTTTGTAACAGGTACACCTTGGACGAGTGCAGGATATTTAACAACTATCACAAATATATTCAATCAAGACTTGAATACAACTAACAATGTTACATTTAATAGTGTAATCACTAGCAATGTACAAGCAACTAACGGCTCACCCGCTGTGGCAAGTCCAGTGGCTGTCGGTGGTGCCGGTGCACCATTAACAATCGGTGCAGGTGATGGCGGCATTGCGGCTACCGGCGTTAATGCTGGGGCAGGTGGTAATCTAACAATCACTGCAGGTGATGCTGGTTCTGATATAGGTAACCCAAGTTGGGGAGAGATAGGGGGTACTCTTGTTATAAGAGGTGGAAATTCCTCAAGACCTTATCATGGTAGTGATGTTCAAATTCACAGCGGTAATGCTGTAACATCACCCGGAGCAATATCTTTATACACTGGTACAAATCAATGGACATTTGGCAAAACTGGTAACTTAACATTACCGGTTGGTGGCAACATTTTAGATAGTACAG